CGGCCCGTCTTTTTGGAGGCATAAATGAGCACAGAAACGAATGAACAGTCTACTGAATATCGTATTGGAATGGACAAATTCATCGACCAGCGTAACCGCATTGTGGCGATGGATATTCCAGACCCAGCTTGCAGTGATGTGCGGGATGAGTTCGTTCTCGCACTGGATATTCTCACACAGGTTCTCACCGAGCATTTCCCGCTTATGGCAGAAAGTGAAAACGCGCCGAAAGAGGAAACAAAATGATGCTTTCCCCGCACTTTTCCGACACCGAGCTTGGCGTGCAATCTGGCAGCGGCGCAACTCCGCAGCAGGTAGCGAACGCCCAGCAACTCTGCACCCTCTTGCTGGAGCCCATTCGGGCGCAGTACGGCCCGATAGCGGTGGATGATGGTTACCGCACCCCGGAGCACAACGCGGCTGTAGGCGGGGCTGCCACGAGCCAGCATCTGTACCTGGGCGAGAACAGCGCGGCGGATATTCGGCCTTTGGGGGAATTGCTGGAGACCGTCTTCGACTGGATCAGGCTGGAAAGTCATTTACCCGTCGATCAAATCATCTTGGAGTGTCACCCCGGCACGCAGACGCCGGTCTGCATCCACATCAGCTACAACGGAGCACTGGCGGAACAGCGCAGAATGGCGCTCACGGGTGAGACTAACGGGGCCGGGGCTTATCAGGCTGTGGTGTTCAATCCATAGGAAAGGGGGAAGTCCAGAGCGGGAACGCCAAGGCCCTTCCGTTACTGGAGGGGCCTTTGGTTTGTGCGGCTGGGTTAGGGCGCTGGAGCGGAAGGCATGACCCGAACCCAGATACGCGACACACTAGGGCGGCACGCCTCTACCGACCGCATCGCACAGGCGCTCACTCAGCTTGCCGCGCTGGGCATCGCTTCGCACCAGATGGTGAACACGTTAGGGCGCTCCATCGAACTATGGACCGCGACCGAAGCGACAAAAGCGACCGAAGGATAGGAAGGGGAGACCTTATGTCGCATATATCGCTTATGTCGCAACGCAGAGAAGGGGAAACGGGTGGAAACCGCTCCGAATCAACAAGCGTGGCAGCAATGCTCGCCGCTGGTATGCTTGCGCTTCGGAGTACCCGTGCAGTACCGCGGCGCAAAGTCTGCCAGGCCGATGTGCCCGCATTTCGTTGCGCCGCAGTCTGGGCACTTCCAGCACACTAGGAATTGCTCTGCCATGTCAGCTCGCTTTCTCATCGGCGCTTGTATCGATAGGCTTAAGGCAGCGCGCAATGTGCGAACTAAGCGCAAAGGGGATTTTGGCGATCAGCGCGGATGCCGCCTTGCGGGCGTTTGACTTGCTGCCGTGCTGCGCCGCTCCGTCTTGAAACCACGCATCACCCTTACCGTTGTTGCGCGGCCCCGAGATACCAGCTTGTTTCACTCCGGTATTCGCCACGAGCCGGTTGTGCGACACGAGCGAACCTTTTTCGGTCCATCCGGAGCCGTCCGCCTTGACGCCTTCCATCTTCGCAACCGCCGCGCTCTGAAATGATCCGTGTGACTCACCGTCGAAGCGGAATCCTGCCACCTTGGCGACTCGCTCCGGTTTCGGCATCAGCGCCGGCACATCGCCCCACAGGTAGAAGCTGCCGTAGTGGTACCGCGCCTGTCCAACCCACTTCTGAGCCCCGCGCACATTCTCGACCACCATCGGAATGTAATGCCCAGCGGCCTCTATCGCCTCTCGCTGGATGCGGAACTGCGCGTTGAATAGCTCGATGCCCAGGTAGGGAGGCGGCAGGGCCTTAGCGCGTTTCCACGGCATTGCGCGATAGCTGAACTCTTGGCAGGGAGATGAACCGACGATGCAGGTTGCGTCTTTCAGTTCGCTGCCATGGATCGAGCGAATGTCGCGTATGCGCAACTCGCCGGGGTATCCACCGGTTCCGTAGTCATGCGCCTCGATGTCGAAGCCGATGCAGCGGTAGCCCTCGGAAAGAAATCCTTCCGTCCAGCCACCTAAGCCGCAATAAAGGTCGTAAACTATGGGCGTCAATTCGCTATCCCCTTGCATACACATGGCTCGGCACCTTCTTGAGCGCCTGCCGTTTGATTTCGCCCGTCACTTCGTTGCCGTGGGGAGCTTCTGCGCAAAGGGGTCGTATCCGAAGTGCGCAATGCGCCATGCGATCTCATCGGGGCTCATCAGATGTGCGCGGTACTCGGCATCTTGGAGCGCACGATGTTCCCTTTCTTCGCTTTCGCGCTCCAATCGCTTGGCGCACCATTGCCGCTCAATCTCCTGTGCAACTTCCCCAGGGCCCGGATAAAAGTCTTCGCGTTTTGGGTCGATCCGCAGCGCATTCACCGCGTCTTTCAGGGCATGCGCGCCGTGCCTCTGGATCAAGCGCTCCCAGTCCGCGGCGTACTCATCGATTGATTCCGCCCGGTCCTGGTTCGGCCACCGCCTCTGCATCTGGCCGCTCAAAATTGTCAGCGCTAACCCATCCTCTGCGGACAGCCGTTTCTGCAACTGCCCGGAGGTTGGCTTCAACACGTTGGCTAGCTGGGCTTCGCTGATTTTTCTCAGATCCGACATTTGCGCTCTCCTGAAGTGGTTTGCCGTACTTGTCGATTGGGCCGCTGGCGAAGTTCGTCACGTTGCCTATCCAGCGGCTCGGGCGCTCCGTGTGTGTGACGGCCGACTTGAAGCGGTTGCGCAGGTAGCCCACGAACTGCTCCAGTGTCGTGTTGGGCGTCTCGCGGAGCCACATCTCTAGGTTGCGCCCCTCTGCCGGACCCCAGGGCATCTCCACGCCGGGATTCTTCGATTCCCAGTAGCGCAGGATGGCTGCCTTGAATTCGGCGTGCCGACTCTTCGCGGCCTCCGTCTTTTTGCCTCGCGCTGCTTTTGCGCGAGAAGGCTTTTGCTTTTCTTCTGTCCCTGTAACTGTCCCTGTACCTGTCCCTGTAACTGTTCGTGTAACTGTTCGTGTGTCGGCAGAGCGTGGCGGTGCGCCTACCTCACCGTCACGGTGACCGTTCGGTGACCGTGTTGAATTGGTTCGGTCGGCGGCTTGTCGGCGCGCGTCAAAAATGCGCTTAGCCTCCTTCCATTCATCGAATAAAACATCGTTGCGGAGGCGCTCGCGATCATCGGTATACCCAAACTTACGCAGGATACGTGGGCCGTGAACAGCCCAAAGCTCATCGCCGAGGCCGCTCTGTTCTGCCAGCTCGAGCGGATCGCAAGACAGGGTGCAATCGTCTGTCTGCCAAGCACAGGCCAGCAGGTATAAGTAGCCGATCCGAGCGCAAGGGTGCATTGCCTGGACTGCCGGGGATCCCTTGAAAGCGTCGATTCTAAAAGGCATCCATTGTTGCCATTTTGCTGGGATAGCACACCTCCGCGTACCCGGATCACTGCGTTTCAAAATGCTGGGCGGGATACTGCGATTCCTTTCTGTGAATGGTGCGTGGGTTATGCGGTCACCTTGACCATCTGCGCTTACTTCATCACCGCGAGCGCTTCGATGAACTTTTGCAGCGCCTGGGCGTCTGCCTTGAAGTATTCTGCGCACTTCAGAGCTTCATTTTTCGCGTCTTCCCAGTTTTTGAGTGTCTCATTCCGGGCGGCGACAAGCCGGATAAGTTCCTGCGCCTGATCGGCGCTCATCGCACTCACGGCCTCAATGCTCAACGCTTGCACCTTGGGCGTGCGCTTGGTTCCCTTGTCACTGCGCGGCGCTCGTGTGGGTGCTTCTGCCGCGATAGAGGGTTTGTCTGCGCTCAGGTTCATCGCTGCAACTCGCGCTGCGGCGGCCTCGATTGTCTCTGCGTCAAGTTCTGGTGCGTGCATATTGTCCTTTCTGGTTGCAAGCTATTGTGTTGCGCTCATCCGCGCATCTTCTTCCTGCCGTAGCTGCTCACGAAGCCGCTGCGGTATCCTTCCTCTGCCGCCCATTCGCGCCGCGTCAGTGGCCCGTCGCGCTCTCGCTGGATCATGCGCTCGGCCACATTCGCCGCGATCTGGTTCGCTTCGTCCAGCGGCTCAGGCGGGTCAATGATACCGCGCTGGAGGCTCCAGATTGCGACGAAGCGCGTCATCCCTCCACCTTCTCGACTGAAATCAGCGCGCGCTCTGGCAGCCCGTAGCGTTTTACCGCTTTCAGGCCCACAACCTGCCCATCGTCCGCGAACAGGATGCCCGTCAGCGCGTCCAGGGTGGCCCGGCACAGCTTGTCAATGTCCGGCTTGGTTGGCGGGTGCGTCCATGCCTTCTTGTGCCCCTTGGGGCGCTTGAAATAGAAGTCGCACTGGACGGAAACCGCGACATGCGGCCCGGCGAATATCTCGCTGCCATCTCGCGCAGCCAAAGCGGCATAGCCCACCGCCTGTCGATAGGGCATCGTCTTTGCGTTGTCGCAGGTGAGCCGCGCTTTGCCGCCAACGATGAACGCTTTGAGTGATCCCTGGGGCGCTGGCCGGCCAAGAACCTCGAACTGGATGTAACCGCTCATCCGCGCACCCCGTATTCCTTCAGCCTGCGGTAATAGGTGTTTGTTGAGATGCCGAGCGCAACGCAAGCCGCCCGCGAGTGTCTCCCGAACGTATCGCGCGCGTTCAAGATAGCCTCTTTCTCAACCTCCGCGATAGTGCGCACCTCGCGTGTTGGAGCGTTGCTCTCGCAGGGTGTGTCCGGTTCCGGTTCTGGCTCAACCATCGCTTGAATCAGCAGCGGCGACGATTCCAGCGCGTCAATGAGGCGGCTCAATCGCTGCACCTGGCCGCGCAGAAAGTGAAAGTCCTGCTCCATCTGCTTGAGCGTCATGGGCGCACCGTCGGAAACTCTTTCCACTCGCGGCCGTCGAGCATGGCACCGGCGGCTTCCCTGCCGAGACGGTACAGGTCAGGCGCATCGTCGCAGTGTAACTCTTCGCTCTGACGAGGAGTCAGCGAATCGTAAAGCCAGCGCCCATCCCACCAAGTTGCAGTCCGCTCGGTGTGGGTAGGCAGATGACCGGCGCAAGCCCCAGGCGCCCATTCGCCCCACCCCTTGAAGAAAAAGGCCGTGCCGGTCACCTCGCATTGGTCGCGCAGACTCTCGGCCCACTCGGGAAGCATCGGCCGCGCATTCGGTCCGCTCTCGCCTCCACAGATCACCCAGTCCAACTCTCGTAGGCCGTCGTATTCGTCCGTGCAAATCCTACCGCACTCATCTGGTTCCGGCATTTTGTGACGCGGATGTGGTGTATCAAAGTCGGTCGAGTTTTTCCAGCGAAGACTCACAGGCCCCAGCAATGGCTCAGCCGAGATGAACCGCAATGCCGCCGGCGTCTGTAGCAACAGCGGAATGCGCTCATCCGCCGCGGCCTGATTCTCCACGCTCACGCCCAGCCAGCAGCGCGTCAGCTCAAAGAATCCGAGATTCAAGTTGTCGTCGCACATCACCGAGAGGATGTTCTCCGGCCGCTTGGTCAAAAGCTGCCAGTCGAGCGCATCGCAGGTATCGCCGATGAGTCTCCAGAGGGCTTGCCGCGCGGCGACCGGCGCTTCTAGTTCAAATATATCGGCCTGGCTTGCGCAAAAGACCTTATCGCGCCTTCCCGCTGCCCGCGCTGCCTTCGCCCACCTGATTGGTTCGCGCCAGTTCGCTGCGCTGGTGACGTGTCGCGGCGCGCTTGGTCCCCAATGGCTCACAGGTCCGAGCATGTGCCGATCATCGCGGGTCTTTGCATAGCAGTTCGCGCATCCGGCGCTTACCTTGGTACAGCCGATCCACGGATTGAACGTGTGGTCGGTCCATTCGATTCCAGTTTTAGTGCCCATTTACCACCTCCACATTGAAAGCTCTTGCCTGCTTGTCCTCTTGCTCCACGCGACCGATGCGACCCTTGACCCGCTGGCCGATCTCGGGCAGTTTGTGATTGCGCACATAGTTGCGGTGAAAGAAGAGCGTTTCGCCGGTGTCTGTGCGCACCCAACCTATGTCCTTGTGTGGGATGGTGTTCTCCACGACGCCGGTGAACGTTTCAACTTGCTGCGCTGTCTGCTGCATCTTCAAACCCACCTTTCGCCCACTCAATGTCAGCGTCCGATATTCCCATATCGCCAAAGTCCTCCGCAACGCGCTCCGGCTCGGCAACCTCCGGCGCGCGCTGTTTCAGGCGCTCAATGGTCGCGTCCACGTCCGCCAGGAACTTGTCCGTTGCTTCGCGCATCTTGGCAATCTGCGCCTCGCACTCCTCGCGGTGCAGGCGGATGGTGAACTGCACGTAGCGCCTGGGTAGGATCGGGCCGAACATCGCGGGATCGTTGCTCATGCCGCCGTCACGCGAAATGAAGTCTATCCATTGCAGCGGCGGGCAGCACATGAATGCGAAGAGCAGTTGCGGCATATTGCCCTCTGGAATCTGGCCCGCATCGAGGGCTCGCAGGTGCGTGGTTGTGCGCGGGCACTTCGACTCGATAGCGCCGACCAGATTACCATCTGCGTCGTTTACCAAGCCATCCGGGCTCCAGCCGGTGCGCTCATTGTCGCCCACCACCATGCCGACCTCTTCGACCATCACGCCCTCTTCGAGTTCGTAGGCCGTGCGGGCCGCTGGCTCAGAGAACGTACCAGCCTTCATGGGCGCTGATACAAAGTGGTCCTGCGCCGCGATGCCGCTTAGAATCTCCGCGACCTTCTCCAGCCGGTAGAGTTCGCGCTTGGAACCCTCGACGCCCTTCTGCGTGAAATTCATGATGGCCGACGCACTGGACGCTGTGGCGCGGCCTAGGTGCGCTTGGAAAAAGTCATCGGACACGTTACCGTCTGTGCCGTGCTGCGCGAATCGTAGAATCTGCATACTTCCTCTCCGTGTTTGATGGTTACTGCGCGGGCCGTTCCGCTCCCTGCCAGCTTCCGTTACCTTTTGGCTACGGCCTCCTAGTTGGCCGGTGGAATGCTGCTGGCACCCTATCCCCCGAGGGTTCCCCGTCTCATCCGTGAGTGTTCAGAGCCT